ATGGGATTTAGATGTTGGCTGTACAATAAAACAGGGATAAATTTGTACAAATCAAAAAACAAAGATAAAAAATTTAACCAATTTAAACGCCAATTATTTTTAATTAAATTGATTTTTGATTGGAATATAAGAAAAAAAATAAAATTAAATAAAGTAAAAAAAATACTTTTACTACGTCAAGATAGAATCGGCGATATGATTATCACTACTCCATTAATTAGAAATTTACATAATAATGGCTATAAAGTCAGTGTTATATCAACAAAGGACTCCATAGAATTTATTAAAAGCAACCCACATATTGATAAAACTTTTGTTTGGGATTGGAGTTGGAATTATGTTGAGTTATTCAAAAAAATATTATTGATACGAAAAGAAAAATTTGATTTAGCAATTGATTTGCGAGAACAATTGGAACCAAAAACTATATTATTTAATATATTAACAGGATCAAAACGGTTAGTTGGCTTCAATAAGTCTAATTTTTTTAGTTTTGATGTATCAATTAATTATAATAACCCTAAAAATCATATCACTATGAAAATGAAAGAGATCATGGACTCAGTTTTTAATTTAAATTATGACTCGCTTGAGTATGATGCATTTGTGTCAAAAATGATAGATGAAAAAGGAAAAAATTATATTGATAATTTAAGAAAAAATAATAAAAAAATAGTAGTTATCAATCCATTCGCCTCGTTAAGAGAACGAGATATGTCTTTAGAACAATTAGCTGATATAACTAAAACACTGCAGTTCGATTATAACAATCTAGAGGTTGTATTAATTGGAGAGCAATCTTTGTTAAATACTATACCGGATACAGCGGGTATTCATAAATATTCATCTCATTCAATATTAGATGTTATCCCAATTATCAAGTACTGTGATCTAGTTATTTCAGTTGATACTGCCGCTGTTCATTTAGCAAGTGCATTTAATAAAAAAATCGTAGGGCTGTATGGATTGTTTTTTTGGGATGTTCGATTTCAAAAATTAAAATGGCAATACTTTAATTCATCTGCACTACCGAAGAATTTTAAAATAGAAAACTACTTACATTTTAATGAGTACGCATGGTCACCTAAAACATCAAATAAATCAATTCAAATTTTTTCACAACAGGGGGAATTAATTAATACTATCCCCCCTCGATTAATTATTGAAGGCATAAAAAATATATTAAATTAATTATATACCTATGATTAGTACCCGATCGCAAAGAATGAGAAAAGCCCCGGGGGTTCATTTGCTGACCACGTTAATCTATTAACTGTTGTTGACTCATAACGCCAAGAAATTGGGGTGCTGTTTGTCGCTTGTTCTGAATTAGTGTCGGTGAAATGTACTGATAAAACTCTATTTGGGAAAGCGATTGCGGGGATCACTTCTCCTCTCGTGTAACTACTATTAGCAATGCCCCATTGGATTATTAGTCCGCTAGGTAATTTTTGATAACCGTTTTCATTCAATAATCCAACATAATCATCTCTCGTTAATATATCCGAATTATTAAATTCAGGTCTTTTTTTAAATCTTAAAAAGCTATCGATCTCTTTTTTACCATCTTCATTATTTAGAGTAACAGATAAAGCACCGATATCATCAGCAGTTGGTTTATTATTCGGCGAGTAGACGCGTTGTCCTTGTTCAGTTAATTTTTTAACATCTAACGAGCCATTAATCGACTGATTATCTACACCAGATTTTTTTATGAAAACTGTAGTATCAATTGATAGCGCAGCATTTTTAGCATCATCTGCCGACTTGGCAGCATTTTGTTCAGATGTTTTAGCATTGCTCTCAGATGAGCTAGCCGCATTTGCACTATTACTAGATTGCTGAGCTGAGTTATGTGACGCTGTAGCTGATGAACTAGCACTATCTGCATATGATTTTGCTGAATCTGAATACGATTTAGCTGATGTACTAGCATTAGTTGCTGTCGTAGCTGATTCGCTTGCTGATTGTGCCGAGTTGCTTGCATTAGCGACTAAGCCTTCAACTGAGTGCGCTATATTTTTTGCATTAGTTTCGCTTGCTTTTGCATTGTCAGCACTAGTTTTTGCTGATTGCGCAACAGATTCTATGCTATTCCCTAATTCTTTTATATTTTTTACTGATTTTTCTGCGTTACTTGCTGCTTTGTTTGCGTCATTACGAGCATCAATGACCTGCTGTAATATTGCTGGTGTAATCTCACTCTCAGATGGATTCAATAAAAAATCATTTAATGAACCATCAGCAGAATCAGAAAACACTTGGATAGTACCAATTCTTTTTGGTGGAAATCCGTTTATAATTAGTTTTACTTCATAGTCACATGGCAAAACGTTCATCATGTAACTACCGTTGTTTGCAACATGAAATGCCTGCGTTTGTGTTAGTACTGTACCCGTCGTTTTTTTTGCGTATAACTCGATAGTGCAATTGTTAATAATTTGTCCTGCACCATCTGTTAAAATACCTGATATTTTTGCCATAATTTTCTCCAGACATAAAAACCGCTGCGAGAGCGGCTTATTATTTTTTAGTGATATATAGATTAACGGCGCTTGGGCAACAATATTTTGTGCTAGTCGCTCTAATTGTTATCGATTTGTTGGCTGGAATTTCATAAATCATGCACCCTTGTTCGACATCCGTATGATGAAATTGATCATTGCTTTGTGCGAGCAAACGAAAAATCAATTTATTGTCTACTTCTATTTGATATGATGACAACATTCCACTGTTATTCGAGTTGTAAATTGCATAAACAAAAATTTGAGATGTACTTACAATACGAGTAAATGGCTCAGCAGGGATTTTTAGCTCTCGACCAGTAACCAATTGCACGACTTTTACAATGTCACCAACAATCTGCATTGCCGTTAGTGTTCCGTTTATCTGGCAATTTTCATTAATCACAACGTTGTTTAATTGCCCTGAGCTAGCATAAACATTACCCGTGATATTAGCCCGTCTTGCGTTTAGTGTGCCGTCTTCTAGTAATTCAAAAGCAGGCGGATTGCCTGAGCTGATAACATTACCTGCAACCATGCTTCCACCTGTAATTAACGGTGCCTTGATTTCAGTACCAGCAATTAATCTATCCCCTCGCATTGTGCCAGTAGCAATTAAATCACCGTCCAAGAACATTGCCGGCTCAACCCATCGCGCACCGTTGTACATTCTTGCTTCCGAATGAGCAACTTTCCCCGCACCATCTAATGAGTAGATAATTAATGTGGTATCGCGAGCTGGATAAAATCCGAATTCACGATAAAACATCAATGTAGCCTCATCATTGTTAGTCGGGAATTTACCGTCGTGAGTTTGAATCCTAAATAATCCCCCTGCCCCATTTTCTGCAATTAATGTTTTTGTGTTAGCAATGAACATTTCTGAACGCCCAACAACATTAACCGCATTCACGCCGTACCAGTATTCAGTATCTGGCTGGCAATCAACATCAGTTAACATCATCGCTCGACCAAGATAATTACGCTTCGCTTCAACTTCGGCTTTAGTTGTGCCTTTGTAGAATTCGAATTGTGTGCCTAGACTGGATACAGAAGTCATCACGGGACGAATAGCCACATTAAAACTACTTGGCGTGAGTACCAAGCCTGATGGTTTAGACGGCGGCAGAATCGAAAAAGCAATAGTCGTTTCATCGCCCAATCGTCCGTCTTCTGCTACCCCTCTAACCGTTGCGCTAAACTTGCCTTGCTGTAATTCTGATAAATAATACTCAGTATCATTAACAGTTTCACGACTAATTAATTTATCATCACGATACACTTTCACTTCAAATTTCAGATTTTGAATCGTGCGAGGCGTGGACCATGATAATCGAGCTTGGTATAGGTCAGATTCAGGGATTATTTCAGCTTGTAGTTGTTCAACAGGGGGAATTGACCATCCGAAAATAGTACCACTTTCCGCTTCAAATTTTGCCCCGTTATCTACTATCGCCTCCTTTTGCGGTTCATGTTGTAACGCGGTGATTGAGTAAGTGCCATCACTGTTTTCAGCAATGGTTATGGCCTTAAATAATCGTGGTTTGATTTTATTGTCATATAACCCCCAAACCGAATATTCATCGACATTAACACTATTCACCAGAACAATTTGATTGGGTTTAACTTGCGCTTGAATTTTGACTTTTTGTAGCTGCATATTTGTATCAGTCACGCTTAAATATGCACTTTTCATGTTCTTAATGTCAATGTCTCGGTCTAACGTAATCGTGCTACCATGTGCCTCCAAAATTCGCCCACCGATAGTTGTACCTGCAAAATCATTATCAGCAATACCAATAATATCGCCCGGTAAATGACGAATGCCTTCGCGGCCAACGCTGAATGTAACGGTTTGTGTTTCAAGCTTTTCAGTTTGAATTAACCATTTACCAACTCTATGCGCCTGTCCTCGTGATGTGCAACCAAAGGCATCGATTTGCGCTACATTCAGCCCAAATCGTTTGATTAACTCGTCATCTGCAACGTACTCAGTTGTTGGCTCCCAATTGTTATTAGGGTCAATATAACGCACATGAACAGCCGTATGCCGTGATTTTTGTGCTGCTGATGTGTAATTAAACTGCCCGTCTACAACATTCGCATTTGCATAAATCGCTACAGGGTCGCTTGGTCTGTCCATCACCGCAGTATACTGCGCACCATCCCAAATTGGCATAGCTCGGAATATTGAACACAGGTCGTGGATAACATCATACGCTTGGCGTTGCTCGGTAATGTAACAGTTGCATGTAAATCTTGGTTCTTTGCCGCCGAAACCGTCATCGACTAACTGGTCGCAATATTGAGCAATTGTGTATAACGCAAACTTATCAACACCGAATTGGCCAAGCCTAGCGCCCATACCGTAGCGAGTGTTAGTTAGTATGTCGTAAAATATCCACGCAGGATTGTTCGTCCAAGCAAGCTTGAAATTTCCTGACCAAAATCCATTATACTCTCTCGTTTCAGGATCGTAGTTATCGGGCACTTTGATAATCAAACCTTTAATCAGATAGTTGCGACGAGGTACACCGCTGAACTGCGATGAATCGAATTTTAGTCCAACCACTGCGGTATTCGGGTATGAAAATTTAGTATCGTAGATTTCAGTGTATGAACTCCATAGTGTGTTATTGACTAATAATGATGATGTACTATCTGGCGTTCTGCGAACTACACGAATATTAAACGGCTTGGGTGGTAAATCATCTAAAATAACAGAAGTTAGATACTGTGAGCGTGTTTTTTTATCGATTAAATCAACGGTTTTTACTGTTTTCCAGATACTTCCCACACCGATTTGAATTTCCATGCTGACAGATGTTCTGTTGATGTTGCCTTTATTGTCCGTTGAGCTTAACGACTGCACCCCAACCGTAATCCGCACTCTGTCAATGTTTGGGTCAGTAATAGTGCGCACAATCGGCGTTGTTGCTTTTACTTCAAGATTAACGGGCACTTCGTTTTCAGTAGCAGGAAAGCCCTCAAGCGGTGATTGCGCTTGAATGCCTGCCGTCCATTCAACATTAACGCCGTTGAAATTATATGAGCCGTCTGGTGCTTGGATTGGTGTGTCGTTTAAAAATACGCTTTGTAGTCCGTTTACTGGGCCTTCTATCTGTCCCTCACACAGTAAATCAATAATACTCAGTTGCTGGTGTGACTTGAGATTATCCTGCGCTTCTTTTGGTGTTTTTGCTTTTCCTGAACCTTTACCCATTTTTCTTCCCCTTTATGATTTCATCCCAAGGAATTGGTGTTGTTGGTTTTTTATCTGTATTCGTTGCGTCGTCTAATGTTTCCAGCCCTTGAGATAAAACTTTTGAACCTATTTTTATTACACCATAGCAAAGTGGCACAGGTGCGCCCTGCCCGATTGTGTTGTCTAAGTTGGAAAAATAGGTGTTATTGTTTTTATCGCCTGTCAACTTATCTGTTTTGGGTAGTTTAGTTAGCATTTGAGCGACACCGCCAAGCATTAACCCAGCACCGCCCGCCACCAAAGCCAGTCCTACCCCTGTTGTTATACCGACTACTACACCGGCAACGACCATCGCTGCGCCAGCTATAAAACTAAAAATACCGCCTTTAGCTCCAGCAACTTGGGGGACAATATGAATAACGGCATCTTGTGGAATTCGACTGTGTAGACCAAACTGTAAATTGTCATCGTTCATATCTACGCCGTTAATTCGAACGCGAAAATAGCCGTCCATAATCCGCTTTTTCAAGCCTTTGATTTGACAATACAAGCCATTCATCGCTTCTGCCGCCGTTTCTACGCTCATATTGAACTTATCGCCATATTGTTTAAGATTGCCGTAAAGCCTAACAATTGCCATTTTTTATGCCTCCAGATTGAATGTGTGTATTTAAGCCAAAAACCGTCGTATAAATCTCTTTTCGATAAGCGATTTGGGCAGTGATGTAAGATAAATTGATTGCCGATGTAGATAGCAGCATGGTTTGGTACCGTTGAGCCAAGACAAACTAATATGACATCGCCTTCTTGGACGTCATCCACTTGTTCAAACTCATTTTTAGGTAACAAATCTAAATAGAGATTTTGCCCGTTATGCCACCAGTCGTCGTCACGGTGAAAGTTCGGGAAATCAAAACCGCACAAATGGTATGCATCCCGAAATAACGCGTAACAGTCAGTTACTCCGTGTTTAAATTCACGACCTAATAAAGGTTGCATATATCTAAATTTGTGAATTTTGTTATCACAGACTAACCACCAATCAACGGCAGTTTTTTGCTGATAAAATTGGTCTGCCTCGCTAAGAATCGGCAAACCGTCGGGGTGAGAATGAACAATTGCAGTTATAACGCCACTTTCTTCCGCCTTTATCCAATCATCAGGGGGTATTTCGAATGTTTCAGTGGGTGTGGGTGAGATGTTGTTACATGGCAGATAAATTTTATTATCAATAACAAATCCGCAGCACTCAGCATCACCGCATTGCTTAGCGTGATTAAGTATTTGTGTTTTCATAATTTAATTAAGAGAGTTTAGCGGCAGTTGGAAAACCACCAAAGGGAAGAATACCGTGTTGGCCAAAACGAAGCTTGCAACCAGTAAGACAACCGCTACATTTATCTTTAGTGATATCGTTTGTCGGCCGGTCAAATTCATCAGCTACTGCGCCGCCTGTATAACCACATTCAGATGAGCGATATATCCAACTGCACGTATTGGCAATGATGACACGGGCAGGAATTAATGTACCGTCGGACTCGCACGGCAACGCTAATTCAAACGTAACCACCATTGAATTTTGTTGCTTTACCTGCTCAATCACATAATTTGAGATGATTTCACAAAATGGATCGGCATATTGATTGCCGTTCTCGAAGTTAACAGCGTCTAAGTATTTAACTGGTACTTCGTGACGTGTTACAACTGCGCCAAGTAAGCCATCAAAATCGGCTATTAGACCAGTAATAAAACCCATTGCATTACTGACGCTCATTGTCGGACGGTTACTAGTTCCCTGCCCATTTTTTTGGAAACCTGTTACCTGAATAGGATACGGTTCGTACGTTTTACCTTGCCAAACAATAGCCTTTCTTAACTGATTGAGACCTGCATGAAATCTAAAAATTAATTTTTCCCCTGCAATTTTTGATAAATCCACGTCATATAAATCAAGTATTGCACCTTGTTCAAATTTTGAGAGAAGCTTGATTGTGTCATTAGGTACATGTGAACTCATGCGACTACCTCTTCAAATGTAGCAGAAATCGTTTTAGCTGCGCCGTTGGGCGTTGATGTCCAAGAACGGCAGACAACTTTGATCGTTTTGTGAGTGTTAGGCTCTCTCCATAAAAAGGCCTTAACCGCATTGTGTCGGCTAAGAAAATCATCAATCAAGCCGATATCTTCTGATAATCCAACAAATGTTACATTGTATGAGCGCAAATCGTTGTTAATACCGTCCCGAATGCGTTGCTCATAGCCGTCACCGAATTTAATTACCTTTACTTTCGGTGATACTGAAATCGTGGAGCTGTTTTGAGGTCTCCAGTGAAATGTTTCCATAATTTTCCTCCAGACATAAAAAAAGCCCGCAATAGCGAGCTTTAGGTTTGATTTTATTTTGTATATCTACATTAGATTTTCCATACTCAGTTAACAACAATCAGCATGTTTTTGTGAGGAAAACTGCATTTGCAAACCTAATGCTTGAACAATTTTAAAGATTGTATTAAAAGTGGGGTTCCCCTCACCTGATAACGCTTTATAAATACCCTCACGACTTATACCTGTATCACGTGAAAGCTGACTGATGTTTTTAGCTCTAGCTATATCACCAAGTGCAATAAATAAAAATTTAGGGTCTCCTTCTTCTATTGCGGCATTTAAATATTCTTGCATTTCTTCATCAGTATTTAAAAAATCAACCACATCAAAAGTTTTTAGTTTTGTAGTCATAATTAACCCCATTTATTTGCTAATTCTTTAGCAATTTTAATATCTGTTTGTTGTGTATCCTTGTCACCGCCACACAATAAAATAACAATTTCATTATTGCGGTTAACAAAATAAACCCTATACCCTTTTCCACAGTGAATACGCATTTCTGATACACCGCTGCCTACAGGCTTAACATCACCAAAATTACCTTCTTGCATGCGACGAATTCGAACTTTAATTTTAGCTGCTGCAGTTTTATCTTTAAGCGACTTCAACCATTTTTCCATTTGCGGTGTATAGCTTACAGTAATCATGCTTTATTCCTGTTTTAATTTAAAACTATTATATCTTACACTGTTAGGATGTCAACTATGGTTATCAATTTCTCAATATGAAAAAAGCCAAAAGTTACGAAAAGCAACACGGATTAAAATTGCCGAAGCACTACAAATCAAGCCTGAACTGTTAGATTTTTAATAAAAAAACCCGCCGAAGCGGGTTAGGATCTAATAATATTTGATCTAAGATTAACTTATTAATAAATAACGATTTTAAATTTAAAGCATTTATACAGTTATAATTAAGCTATTATTAATCAATAGCGTTAATGATTTGATCTGCATTTGATTGATCAATGGTTTTTCATGACAATAATTACACGAAGTTTTTCTAAACCGCCTATGCGGCGGTGAACTGTTAGATCACGCAGACAAAATAACGTTACACTTTCTAAACCGCCTACTCGGCGGTAAACGTCAGATTTTTTCAGATGAGTGCTACACGCGATTTCTAAACCGCCTACTCGGCGGTAAACTAGATTATATCAAACATAGCCTTTTGTTTTAACTAAATTTTAGCCATTTTCCCAAAAATAACCCTTTTTTCTAGCGCTAAAATTAATCTATATTTTTCAATGGATTAAAAAGCGATTAAAAAAAGGGTTATAGAATTGCCCTCAAAAAACGCCAGAAAAAACATTAATAAAATCAATACCTTTTCTGACTGATTTTTAGTTAGTTATTTCGAATGATTGGCAATACTTTATTCCAGTTTGTAGTAAGATGACTTGTAATTATATGCGCCGTTTCTCGTTCAATAACTTTTCTAGCCTGTCTTAACGTATATTTATAATCATAAGCCATGGAGTAAAAAGCTCCCGTAAAACGTGAATCTATTGCACGCAATGCAGGCTCTACCAACTCTATGTGGTGACGCATTCTATCAGCTACTTTATATAACCAAGCCAAATTGTATAAATCTTCATCAGACAACCCGCTTCGAGAATGCACACCACCCAACCACTTAATAGCCTCGTCGAACTTAATAGCGGGTAAATCCTGATAACGTGGAATTTTAAATTGCTGATGAAACTTTGAATAAACCGCTTGATGTCGTTCACCCGTTCGATAAACTCGCTCGTTTACCGCTTGCTGGATTTGCTGTTGTTGCTCGGGCGAAATCGTATTAGGGAATTGTTGAGCCGCTTTTGGCATAAAGTGGTTATAAAGTACATCGAAACATTCAAGCTGATATTGTTCAAGTGTTGCCCTAATTTCTGGTTTTACTCGACTAGTTTCAATACCAAAAAGCCAACCGTTGATCATCGAAATTGGTAGGCAAACGTACTCTTGTAAACCTTGTTTTGAAGGTGTGGTCATCATGACCATACCTGAGCTTAATACTTGATGTCGCTTGATTCTTTTAAGCTGAGCAGCCCAATCTAACCCAATATTTTCACATACAGGCTTCATTGCAATATAAGGTTTGTTTTGGTGATTAAGAACGATTAATTGTTGATTGTGAAACTGAATTGTTTCTAATTTTGTGTTTGACATACTATATCCTTTGTTTATTTTTTTCGAAATTACTTCCCCAACCTATTTAATTGGGTGCCAAGAGGTTCGAAAGCCTAACAAAGAAAGGCTGGAGTTATTCCCCTAAGGTATTTTATTCCTCGCCCTCTCGGCATAAATTTTGAGCATAAAAAAATCACGCTAACGGGGCGATTAATCCGCTTTGTTTAGGTTTCGACACCTCGTCAAAGAATATACAATTAAATTGCTTTGGTAGTCAATAGGTAATTATTTTATTCTTGTGCAAATTCTTTCTCTTTTTGTTTTCGATTTAGTTACCTCTCCACCCTTATCTGAACAAGTAAAAAACATTTCCATTTCCCAAGTAAATTTATTGCCTGAATTTTTTATCAAGTTTCGATTTGTAGTGTATTCACAATCACCTTGTTTACCTTGAATAGTTAAATTTTTATAAATCTTATCTAAGTCAACTTCAACAGCCTCATTATTAGCTATTTTTGACATTAAAACGCCGTCAACAATTTTATATGATTGTTTTACGTTCTCGCTGCTTTCCAAGGAATATTCATCATATTCTTTGAATTTTGGATCGTACTCACTTTCATATTTTTTAAAGCTACAATCCCATTTCCCCACCAAATACTCTTTAGTAACCTTATCATCACCGCAACCGAATAAAGCAAGACTAACTAAACTAATTATCAAGATTCTTTTCATACCATCAACCCTTTTAAAATTTTAATTAATGGTATGAAAATTCATCTATAAAATCAACGTCGATTTAGTAATCCCCCCGGTCTTTGTTCTTTCATAATCTGCGCACGGATAGCTTGCTCGATGTTTTTAGCTAGTTGCTGTCCGTCTTGTTCTGACATGCCACCGTTTCCGTCTAGATGAATCGGTGTATTAAATGTCATGTTTATTACTGAACCGCCACCTTTCCCAGAAGTAATTTGACGATTGCTGAGTACTCGCCCATTTTCGCCAGGTATTAGATATTGCTTTCCGCCAGCAACTAGAATTTCAGGTTTTCCTCCCTCTCCAACCCTATACATTGAGTTAGCATCTACTGGACCGCCGTTTTTACGCGCACCTGCAATGGCTGCTGCTTTCATTGTACCCATAGCTGTCATATATGCGGTCGAGCCAGTGGTTGCTGCTCCTCCTTGAGTTGCGATTGAGGCTTGTATAGCCGCTGGTGTATATGCCGCTGTTAGTGCTGCCGCTTCCGCCACTTGAGCCGCCGTTGTTGCTGCTGATGTCGTTTTTGCTACAATTGCGTTCTTGACGTATTGCATACCCATTTGAACAAGTGAGCCGATTGCTTCGTTCAAAATCACATTAGCAAAGTTCTGCATTGCTTGTGTCGCCGTCATTGTACCAGACATCAGCCCAGATATTGTACTTGTCGCACTACTTGCAAGCCCTTCAAGCGATGACGCCAAAAACTCGTTAGCATCACTCTGATTTCGCCAGATTTCCCACTGCGCATTGATACGATTTTGTTCGTACTGATGATTAGCCGCTTCACGCAATGCTATTGCGTTTTCCTCTGTAATCAATTTTTGATTTTCGAATTCTTGAATCAAAGCGAGTTTTCTAGCGTTTTCATTGGCTAACGCTTGTACAGGGTCTACTTGTGCTACAGCGTCATCAACTTTGGATACGACTGCATCAGACTTGATTTTAGCCATGTTTATCTGATGTTGTCGCTCAAGCTGTTCAAGCTTAGCGTTGTATTCAACTTGTTTAAGTTCGCCAAGCTCGTGTAGTTTATCTAGCGATTCTTTCGATTTTTTGAATGAATCTTTTTCAATATCAATAGGGCTTTGTAAAGTGCTTAATGCTTTATACGCTTGCGATGTTTCGATTAACTTTCTAAGCTCTTCTGTCTGTTTTGCTGTAACCTTGCTACCCATTTTCTGAGTAATAGCAAGCAATTCCGCTTCAACAGTCATGCCTTTAGCTTCGAGTTTAGCCACTTCTAGCCTGTCGCTAAGTTCTTTGACTTCTTCGGCGTATGATTTTGTTGTGCCTTTCCCCCTTTTTTTGCTTGCGTTTAGCTTTTCGTTTGCGTCATAAACTTTGCCTAACATTTCAAATAATGGTTGTAGCACTTTTCGAACTTCTTCAGAAACAGAAGCCCACTCAATTGAGCCGTCAATTAATCCTCGAATTGTTGTTTTATATTGCTCGCCAGCATCACCAAGCTCATTTAACGCATTTTCATAAATGTACGCTGCTTTCTTATTTCCATCTAGTTTCATTTCTGAAATTTCTAGTTGCGTAGAAAGCGCTTTAACTTTATCGTCAACTTTGTTTTTGCCGAGTTTTTCTAATGCTTTAGCAAAGCCGTCAACGTCAGTAGCCGCTTGCTCTGTTCCAGCACCAGTATCTATTAACAGTGTATTAATGTAGCTAATTATTTTTGAAGCATTTTCTTTTTTCTGTATTAATGTATCTAAAGTTGCATTTAGTTTTACAATTTTTTTTCGATTTTTCTCGATTATTTGTATAGAACCGCCAAGCGTGGCCTCTTGCGCAATGATTTCTTGATTAAGATTCTTAATTTCACTTTTAACGCTATCGATCTGATCTTCAATATTTTCTAAGTTATCACAATAATCTTGCTGTTTATCTAGCAACTGATTTAACGTTAAACTCTTTAATGAATCGCTCATTGAATCAACAGAATCTGAAAAATCCAATGCTTTTTGTCGAGCTTCAGAGGCTTTACTTGACCACATTGATAGTGCACCAGCTGCTAAGAACAACATACCAGCGGGACCACCAAGTAACGCCATGGCTGAACGCAAACCTTTTGCTGCAAAAGATGTTGCTTTCATTGCTACATCAAGTCTTGCTTGCGCTGCTGTTTGCTGATTTGTAGCAGCAGTCAAGGCGTCAGTGTTAGCTTTTAACTGTTTTCTAATTGCGTTTCTAGTTTTTTCTGTTTGTGCTAGTTTTAGCTGTGCAGATAATGATTGTTGTACAGCTCTTAAATGAACAACCTCCGCTTGTGCTTGCTGTAGCGCTGCTTGTGCTGCCGCTTTTTCAGCTTGAGCAAGTTTTATATCATTAATCACTTTCTCAGCACTTTGCTTAGTCGCATTAGCTAACGATGTGATGTATTTTCCTGCGTAAATCGCAGCTAAAGCACCGACACCAGTCATCAAGATATCGACATGCTGAGACATTAGAATCAGCGAATCAACTAAAACCTTAGTTGCGCCAGTTGAGTTGTTGAGTTCGCCTAAGTACTTTTTGAGGTTGTTTGTAACACGGTTAATACCGTCAGTTACAGTATTTCGCATGTTATCAGCAAGCGCAGCAGTTTCTTCTTGTGCAGCTATCATGGCATCGGTAAATTCCGACATAGACAACTTGCCATCAGAAGCCATTTGTCTAACTTCTGCCTCAGTTTTCTTTAACTGCTTTCCGAGGGTTTTAAGTACGCTAGGCATTGCATTAAAAACAGACATTGCATCAATACCGGCTAGCTTACCTTTCATCTGCGCTTTAGTTAAAGCGTTGATAGCTGATTCTGCACCGATTGCGCTTGTTTTATTGATTGTCATCAAGTTAGATAGTGTATCAATATAAGATATCGTGCCTTGCGTGCTATAACCTAGCTCGCCCATTGAATTTGAAAGGCGAATATATAGCTCAGATGTTTCTTCAATGGTGCGACCGTTTCGGTCAGAAGTTGCTAGGAGCTGGTCTAAAATGTCTTTAGTTTGTGACGCTGTAGCACCCGTGTTCTGTATACGGTCTTCTAGCTCGTTCCAGCTTTGTGCATAAGAAATAATTTGGCTAGAGACTAAAGCAGCAGATACAGCTTTGGCAATCTGTGTTAGCTTGCTCATTGACGCCGCTGTTCGTTCAAACCCCTCCTGCGCTCTTTTGTTAAAACTAGACACTTGTTTATCGGCTGTTAATAAAGCCCCTGTTTTAGCATCAATTGTGTAATATATACTTCCTGCTTCAAATGACATAAAAACCTCTTATAGAAATCTAAACGCGAAAGCCACCAAAAGCGGCTTGACAGTTATTATTAGCTGACTAATCCGACAACTGAATCCGCATAAGACATGGCAGAATCGTAATCATCTTGTGAGATGATATCTTTATCGTTAGCTGGGAACTTTGCTTCCATCGCCTCTTGAAATGCTGTCATTGACATATTCCACGCGTCAAGCTCTCTCATCCCCAAATGGGCCACGGCTAGATAAACAAATTTTTTGGCATGAAATTCATTACTATAGTCTGCATCTTCGCTAGTTTTTTTAGGCGGAACATCACCTATTAAGCCGTGTTTTAATAAATGCTGAGATAGGATTAATTTATCTTCAACAGGTATCACCGCTTCGACATTAACTAGTTCATCCTCACCTTTAATATAACCAGTAATAACAGAACAATCCGTTGTGCAACACGCCTCAAGTATTTTGTCAGCGCATTCTATAACAGATGCGAAATTGCCATCATTTATTTCGCCAAAAAGCATAGAAAAAATCTCAACTATTTCATCTGGCTTACCGAGCTTTGTCATGTTCAGAAATGACGGAACAAATAAATAATCAACATTTTCGGTGTGAATTACAAACTCCCCGACATCTGTTATTACTGGTTTCATCTACGCTTTCCTTGATACTACTTCTGGTATAACGGTTCTTGTTACATTGCCTGCACTTGTGCCCTCAATTGACCATGTGCAAACATCATCGTACGGGTATTCTTCCGTTAATGAAGACAGCAAATAACACCCTTCAATTATCCTGTTGATAATAGGATTCACAATTTTAATCCAAACGTAAGGCTGTCCGTCAGTATCTTGCGATGGGCTTTCGATGTGGTCCAACAAAATACCTTGGTTTTGAATGTCATCACCACGGGATACACCATCAAACGATACTGTTTTTTCTTTGGTTGTGACCATTGATTCAGTTGTACCGTCTTCTGACGTGTCGGCTGTGACATCAATAGTGTTCCAGTTCACGCCACGAGATTTACCCCGAATCATCCCTAGTCGCTTATAATCCCCCTCCGACGGTCTTGTATCAGGGTTACCTATTTTGTAATAGACGGCAATTTTCCGTCCTGTTCCTGCATTACTTTTAGCCATAATGTACCTCTTATCTTGATATAATCATTTGAGCGGTAAATTCGAAAATAAACCGCCCCTCTTCTGTATTTGCTTGGGTTATTCCTCCGACTGGACTCATTGAAATAACATTGTTGGATTCAAAATCATCTAGCATAAATTGCCTGATTTCATCTGCTTTATCATTAACCGCTACAACGTCCGAATCATTAATTGCTGAAATAATTACAATCCTAAAATAATCTCGCGTTATCGCCTCACTAGCATTACCTCCTCCAGCGGGGACAATCACAATATATCTATTGGATTTTGTATTTTTTACTTCAACCCATTTCCGAAATTGTAAAATGTAATCATCAAGTAAATTATGTGAATTCAGCCAGCTTTTTATTGAGTTATATGTATCAGAAATCATATTTTGTAACCATCTTTAATCACTTGCTCGATAGCCTGCTTTCCGTCCCTTTCAAAACCCTTTTCAACAAAGTGAGGTTCTGCGTTGGGAGACCAATAATCCCCCTGAGATTTCTTACCGGTACGTTTACCTTTTGCTGTACCTTTGGCATTATTAACAAATGCTGCGTAATTAGCGGTATAGCCAACTCGACCAGTCCAGCCTTTTGGTATTGGCTTTAGTTCTCTATACTGCGAATTAATTAGCGTTGAAGTGTCTCTAGGTGTGATTGGAGCAACAAAAGACATACCAACAATCATAACTTGCTGGATAATCCTTTGAGTTTTGATGTTGGCAATTTCATTAGTTATTCTGTGAATATTTCTATTCACCTTTGAAACGCCTTTAACTGCCATTATGTAACCACCTCGTAATCAGGGATTTCACCAAAAGCGCTCATATCATATTCAAGCACAAACTCCACTTTTTCAGCGTTTGAGGCTTCTAACGATAATGAAGTTTTATCACCTTTTGCTATGAAGTCGCCCTGTTTAATTCGGCTGTCTTCGGTGTAAAAAGTTGTTTTTCTTACTCTTTCAACACCCAAAGAATCAATGTAAGCACCCAATGCGTTTGGCGCTTCATCTTTCCATGTGCATTTCACCAAATAAGGTTGACCGTAAGTATCAACATTGTTTTCTCCGTCGTATCCCATGTGAGGATATACGGTTGCAACATTTGTATAGCTCCAATTCGCGGTATTACTCATCCCTACCTCCCACAACTAAAAAAAATGGTTTCTTTGAGCAAGAAATACCTAGGCAATCAGTACACCCGTGGACATCAAGATTTTTTAACAATGAGTACATGGATTTAAAGCCCACATCATCATATTTAAATGACCTTGACGCACCGCTTGGTGCTGATTGTGATGCGATTTTTCTTACTCCTTGCATTTGAGCCAGTAAACAAGCTGAGTAAATAAGTATCAAAAGTTGGTCGGCTTCTGAATAATTATGAGCAACCAAGCAATCACTGATTGAATTCACCTTATTAAGGATTGCGTCAATAACAATGCTCGGTACAGAATAACCAAGCTCTGATAACATTTGATTAACGTCTTCTGCGGTTACCTGTACTGACATGATTATTTACCCTTTTTCTTTTTGTCTGCTTCAACTTCAACAGATTGCTGCTCTAACACAATTACACGCCCAATAAAAGCGGTAGGAATGTCTGTAGCGCAAAACTCATACCCGATAGGTAGTTCAGCCACTGCACCATCAATGCGGCCGAAACAGCCGCGTTTAGTTACCCGTAATTTCATCAATTACCCCCGAGCGTTAAAGACTTTGCTTTTACCGTTAAAGTCACGTTTGATTTGTAAACCAAATGCTGACCAAACCAGTGTTTGATAGTTATCATGAGGGTTGATTCGTTGCTTCATGAACGAGCCAATCGGAGCAGCAATGCGGGTTTTAATGTACTGAGCATTACGAACGTAACCAAGGAAGTGGTTACCTTTAAGCTCAAATGTCTTGGTAAATGAAGCAATGTAAGGACAGTATCGTAAGATATAGTCTTTTACTGTTCCCTCTTTAAATCCATTTGAATTAGAGTACGGAAGATTTAAACGGCGCTCAATTTCAGGAGAAATAAAGACTTTTAACTGTTCAGAAACAAGGTTGGCATCAAGAATAACCGGGAAGTCTTTTGCAAAGAAATTGATGATATCGTCATTGCTTGCCGTCATTGAAGTTAAGTCAATATTTAAACCAGACGCACTTAAATCCACTTGATTGGTGTGTGGATGATTAGTGATACCTTTACCCTCAAAGTTTTGTACTTTGATTTTTTCATCACCGTAAAGAATATATTGCGCCATATTTTGGCGTAATGCTGCCACTGCTGCCTCTTGGTCATCTGACATTGCGTCGATGTTTTCAGTTTGCAAACCTAACCATTCACGCCATTCACGAGCATAACCTGTTTTAAAGATTGGCACAGGGTCGCCGTAATGGTCATAAACAACCTTATCTAGCGTTTCTGGCTCTTGCCCTGACATTGAGCGATTAACATATCCTGCATCGCTTGAAACACGGTATAATGCTGCTGTTTTACCAATGGAGATAGGTGTACCTAATGATAATAAATCATCAAGTAATGGCGCGCCCTCATCATCACGGATAACACGGGTAGTTACATTATCCACTTCACGCCAGTAATCTTGGGTTAAGATTGCGGCTTGATTAACCTCAATAGCATTGCCGTGTGTTGCGCTCATTTGATTTTGAGCGTTGTTAAAGATTTGACGGCTTGCTTTTAACTGATTCCAAGCCTGTGCTACTTGAGCGGAATTGGTAATTAATTTTTTACTAAAAATAATTTTTTCGTTCTTCATTATTGCTCCTTAAGCTTTACGAACTCGAACTTGTTCAGCGGTTGCGCCAACGGTGTACGTTTCAAATGCATAGAACAGCACCGCATCAGTACCACTTGCTTTTTTTAGTGTACCGTCACCGTTAGATGTTAATTTGTCGCCAACTGTTAACACTTCACCTGCTTTTACTAAAACATGGTAAGTAACATCATCTTCACAAATAATGGCGATGCCTGATGTGTCATTAGGTACGTTGTCGCGAATATCATGTCCACCCAAATAATCATTTGTGATGACTAAAGCTTGGGTTTGCTCACCTACTGCCGAATGTTTCATTAACTTATTGTTAACCACGGCAACCAAAGAGCATGGCGCAATCGCTTCACCTGTTTTTAAGTCAATTGTTTGCGGGTCGTTTTTGCGTGCAGGACCACCAATCACGGTTTTAAATCGAATCATTACTCTGGAGCCTCCATATTTAATAGTGAATTATCTGAATTATTAGCAAAACCGCCGCTAATAGGCGCTGTTTTAACGCACTGTGCGTATAAGGCATCTAATGGCTCACCAGATAGCGCATTTACCGCAGTTTGTGTCATGTTGAACTTGGATTTTACTGCTTCTCGCTTAACTGAGAGTTCTTTTTCTGTGTTGGCATTTACTGCTAATTCCAGACTTGAAACCTTATTCATCAATGTCTTTGCCCATGCAGGCGCATCTTCGGCATTAGTTGCGTTTTTCTTATCCTGTTCAGCTTTTTTCTTTTCTTCTTCCTCAGAAGTTTTCTGTTTTTCAATCGCCTCTTTGGCTGTTTGCTCGTTATAAGCTTTTAACAGTTGCTCATCTGATAAGCCGTCAGTCTTAATACCTGCAGCATTTAGAGCTAGTAAGATTTTTTCTTTCATTAAGTCTTCTTCCTCTTTTTGATTAAATTTAAATACGCTTAAAACCTCTTTAATGGTTTTACTAATTACATTGCTTATTGAATCTTCTGAACACTCAACAAGACTTACGTTTTCAATTGGCGATTTTTCACCATTAGAGTTAACAAAAATACCGACCCCGTCATCTGGCGTGGCTGCACCTTGCTTATCTGGAAGTATTGCGACATGATCGAACTTCATGTTTCGAGCTATTGACTTGTACCGTTTACCTTTTGATGTTCCTGATTGATTATCAGGTGTATAAGTTAGCCCAGTTGACACATGAATTGGTGTGGTGTTCTTCCCGCTCATCATGTCATCAAGTCGATTCACAAGCATTCGACCTTTTTCAGTGCTTTCTGCAAATTTTCTATCGATATAAGCATCCATAAGCACCCTATCGTTAGATTTGCGAACATTTCTACCCCAAGCGCCAATATAGAAGTTATTAATGGCTTGAGGGTTTAATGCGGAAACGTGCTCGTTATTTATTCGCGGATGGTCAAGTGGCATTAAATTATCATTCAATGTCATGTACGATTTGTTAATTTCATCTGCCGGATAGAAAATCCCATTCATGACAATATCATCCACGATGGGTACAACATCATTAATAACAATGTGTTCTTTACCATCGATGATTTGTGTAGATATTTTGGATTTACTATTGACGACAGATAAAACATTTACACTCTTGAGTGTCATGCTTTACCTCACGTGGATTTTAGATATAAAAAAACCGCCGAAGCGGGTTGAATGATTAGGTTATGAATGCCTTATAACGAAAAGCGCTTCCGCTAAACAGCCTAGTTGATATCTTCCATAACTAGTGCTTGCCTGCTCAATTAAACGCTTTAATTGTTCCTCGGCGTCATCTGGAAGTGGATCTATATTAATGAGTTCAGTGGCAATATCTACTAATGATTCATCGTCTTTCACTTTAACCCCTTATCTAATGACTCAAAAAACTTAAATAATTCTGGATATAAACGTTTTTTTGCTTCAAATGGATTTTCAATATACAACGAAAACGACTCAGCAACAAACTCCATTTTATTATATTGGGCGTACTTACTAATCGCATGCGCCCAACCGCGATCCCATGCTTTCCTGATGATATCATCAATTTTCTCTCGATAATGATAATGCAATGCATGTCCCATCTCGTGAGCATAAATGCCTCTTGGTGTGGATACTGCACTCCACGGCATATAATCCATTTCGTGAATTATTTTAGCTAATTGCTCATTCTTACCTTTTATGGCCATCAGCATAGAACTTCGCTTATACCCTTTAGTTTTACTGTGTAAGTCAGATTCTAGCAATGCTTTTTTATCAACACTATCTGATGTAATAAGAAGCGCTTTAGCTTCGTGTGAGTATGCAGCCAACATTTCTTTAGGAGGCTCTCTATATTTATAAACATCCCCTGTTATCGAGCCCGCGTATCTAAATTGAGGTAAATCAAATCGTTCTTGAATTTCCGATACCAATTTCAGGCATGGTGCTAACTCTTTAGTATCAATATCACTTGGTAAGTTTGAAGTTTCAGTAATATTTTTTCTTGCCCATTCATTAGCTTCTTCAACAGTAGCTAACTGCTGCTGTTTCGGTCTATTTTGCTCATGCCAGTCATCAGATTCTTTCAATAACCTATCAATACTAGCTTGATTATACGGCTCACCTTTTTCATTAAGCAGTACCGTTATTTGAGCGCAATAACAATTGAATCGGTTACCATTCTCTTCATACCAATCTGTCACTTGTTCAACAGTATAAACCTTACCGTGTCTATCAACGTGCGTGGCCCTTGAAGTGGGTTTTAAAGCAGACATATGTAATAAGCCTGTCTTTAACCCTAACTCCTCTTGAGTGCGTTTAGTTTCGTCCCATGTTGCTTGACGAAGTGCGCCTACTTGTTCGGTTTGAGCGATAGCCTTAGCTTTGCTATATGAAACATCAATCCTTTTACTAATAATATCGGCTGTTTCTCTTGGGTTAATCCCTCGTGCAACAGCGCTACTTAAAACCGTGCCTAAATCGCTCTTTAGGTTATCCGCAAGTCCTTTCCAGTCGTTGAATGTTGCTGTATACGCAAGCCCTATTCGACGAATGTAAGCATCACTAAATAACAAAGATTCCAGTGATGTAGCTTGTGAATATAGTGGTGATTGGGCGGATAAGTTATGAAACGTTCGATTAGTACCCATCTGATACATATCAGCAACAAACTTACCCGCCCAAAACCTGTCAATACCACCATCAATTAAGCTTTCGTCAACAATTTCTTGAATACGAGTTAACACCCTAGCAAGCTGATTGCCATCAACAGTGTAATTAACACTGGCGTTAACGACATAGAGCGTGTTATCAACGAATATCGCTGTTTTAGTCGGCTCTTTGACATAGCAACTTAAACTTAATTCGATATGCTCAATAATTGATTGTTTGATTGTTTTGTAGCGTTTTTGTATTTCGCTACGCATTTGGAGGATTTGTTTGTTGGTGAGTGTAGGGTTATTCTTGCTTTTCGGTAGTATCGGATTCTTTGGAATCGGCTTTATTATCGTCGGTCTTTTCAATATCGATATCCTCTAAATCAGGATCGGGCTCATAGCCGCCAGCTTCTCGTATTTCGTTCGGTGTAAATACAGGAATACCCATCGATTGCTGTGCTTTAACATTAACGTCTGACATCTTGAGCATAAGCTCAATTCGTTCAGCTTGACTTGGTGCTAATAAGTCAGACCATTTAAGAGTAAGTGTACCGTTAACTAATGGCTGGATAACTTTTAGCTTAATAAGCTTATTAACAAGCTCTTTTATCAATGCGCTCAAAAAACCATTACGACGTGACATTCCGCGCTTTGCATAATCAGCTTTATCTTCATCTGATGCTAACCTCCCTGTTTGTTGGCCAAAAACAATTGTAAATGGCATTCTGACAGAGGCAGCAAAACTATTTGCGGATACTGACCATCCTGAACTTGGATCAGCAGGGGCAACCGATAGAATATTAGCCGTAGCGCCAGCAGTGATTAATGCGCTATCAGTGCCCGAATTTAACAATGCGATTTGTTTATTCAATGCATCAGCGGGCTTTTCAAAACCTCGCTTTCTTAACTCTCGCTCCAGCTCCTCCATATCAGTGTCAGTGTCATAATTTAGATGAACCTGTCTACTAGCATTCTTGAGAAAGCCCTCAGCGCTACCGCCAGAGTATTTCATCATGTCGATTAAATCGTTATAGCCAACTTCAAGCTGTGATTCGCCATCATCCATTGAATTAATAACGGATGTTTCATTGAGTATGATCACCCTGTCTGGGTGTATTCTGCGAGAGATATTGGGCTTACCTGACTTGTCACCTACCGCTATTTCATTAAATTGGTACATTGTGACTTGGCCATAGTTTTCATCAGCTTCGTCATTATTCCATTCGCAAGCAGTTAACTGGGTTTCCCAAGTGGGGATTAGCTTAACAATGGCATCTTTTGGTTCAAGCCGATTCAATACGACCGTATCAACTGGCTCTTCCCATTTTTTACCGTCTCGTAATTGAATAATGAGTCCTGAATATCTACCGACAATTCCACGCTTATCTGCCTCGGTGATAGCTGGCCACAATTTATCGTTAAATAAATCAGTAATTATTTGCTCCCACGTTGTTAGCTTTGAATCTTGCTCTCGGATGTCGCCATCAATAAATTTAGGGTAATCTAGCCAACAAATATCACTTAATCGTTCAACAAAGCCACGGGCTGCACTGTTTCGCTTATATAGTTTATAGAAATCTGAGAAAGTGAGATTTTCTGGATAACCAAACTCGCGATCGATAAATGCCCTCTTGGTGTTATTAACCAATCCTTGTGATGCATACGCTAACCGTTGTCGGCTTATATCCTGATTGCTATTAATTGCGGTTTGAGCAGCGTTTAATAACTGCGTGTCTGTTAAATTCGAATAACCCATTGTTACCTCATAAATAATCCTGCTGAGCGTTTATGTTTAATATAACCATCTAGGCTATATCTAACAGCATCCCAACAATGATTGTTTTTATCCTCTATAATGGGCAACACTTCACTCGTTACCCTATCGGTTTTGTAGCTATATAATCGTGCTTCTGTTGCGGTGTGTTTACAACGAGGATGGATAATAATTTTCTTAAACCCTCGCAGATATGCGATACCATCCTCAACGCTACCCTGCCATTTTTTTGCGGCTGAGATATTAAAACCCTTGCGCTTGATATGGCTAATAGTTTCAGGTCGTGAGCAGTCACCCTTGATTGGCCATTTTCTCGCTTCTGGTACTGAATCATAAAAAGTTGACATTTCGTCGAGTTCGATATTAACGCCGTACGCTTCATATTCGATGTACAGACAATCATTAAGAATAAATGAGCGAATTAATGTGTTCGGGTCATTAGCAAAGCCGAAGTCAGCACCGAACAATAAACGGTCTGCTTGTTTGTGCAGGTTGTCATCAAATTCCTCAACAACATATCGGCCACTTAAAACTTGTTTATCTGAGTTTTCAAGATAAGCACCCTCCCACACCCAAGCGTATGATGCGTAATCCAATCGGGCTAAGTCGTTTAATCGTTCTTGCTCTAAAACGTCTGGGAAAAAAGGGTTATCGTTATAATTCATCTCAACGATAATAGCGTTATCTGGTGTGTTTTTCCTAAATCTTATATCTGTTGGGCTGCCCTCGGTTTCAGGGTTCCACGTCACCCATATTTCGGAATTGGTCTCACGAACTGTCGGGGTTAACTTTCGCCATGCAATTTCTGATACGTTTTCTGCTTCGTCAACCCAGCATAGCAATATGCGTGCTTTTGATTTAATGCTGTCGAGGTTGTGACGTAAACCACAAAACACATAACTAACCAATCCATTTCTGGTTCTGATGTAGTTTTGACCGATGTCGTAATAATCAGCTAACCAGTCAACTGAGCGAATAGCCTGCTTCACTTCTTCCATTGAAGAATCAGCCAACGAGTTCATAAACTCACGTGCGCACAGTATTACACCACTTACACCGGCTTCTGCAAACTGATAGCCCTTAATTGCTGTCATTAATGCAAATGAACGAGTTTTAGCACTACCTCGACCGCCGTACGCTCCTCGATACCTGACATTTTCGGCTACAAAAACAGATATCAATTTTTTGGGTAACTGTATTTGTGCTGTGGTCATAACGTTTACTCTGCGGGTGTGACTAACTCTATTCGTGTTGGTTTTGGTGACATCGAGCCGTCGGATGATTGATGGTCTATTTCTTGTTTTTCGCTATAGCCATGATTAGATAGCATCAGCTTTGTAATAGTTGGATTGAATGAGCTAGTTAGCCCACCATTTATTAGTTTATTCTCTTGTAGTGTTTTAATTGCTTCTAGCGTGTCGGAAAACTCTTTGTTTTGTTTTGCGTATTCATACATTGATGACTTGTGCTTACCGAGATAACAAGCTAAGCCTGCAACACTTGGCACTACATCCCCAAATGTTTCGTAGCCCCCAAGTAAGTATTCTTTAGCCCTAATTAAACACTCGGCTAGTTCGCTTGGGCGACCCACTTTTTTCTTTTCGCCCTTTTTCATAATCTTTCCTTTTATGCAGCCAGAATAAATTTAATCTGACCTTTTGTATTAAATATTGTCGAGCACCTAGCTTCAAAATCTTTGTAATCAATACAACCTTTCGCAATGGTTGTTATTGCTATTAACTGGTCTTCTACTGCTTTTAGTGCATCTGGCTTTAAGAACTGGTGAATTTTTTCACCTTTCTTAGTGCACTCTTTGATACTTTGATAAACCTTTTTAGGTAGTACGACACCATAAACCCACTTTTGAGTTATCAGTCCAAATAATGATGGACAACCGCCAACATGATTATTGAATGGCAAGTTAGTCATCTTTGATAATGCTTGATAAAAAGGTTGTTGGAATCGTTTTTCCCACGTTTGCGGTTGACTATAAGTTAGTATTGCTAATACTTGTTCATCAGTATAAGTAACAACTCGAGAACGAATAAGCTTATCAATTTGCTCATCACACCATATCTCAAAGTCAACAGATAACCAACGTGCAAACCTAACCGCTAATTTAGGATGAATCCAAGTACCACCACCGCGATCCTTTCTGGCTCGGCTAGTTTTTACATACGGGATTTTCTGGTATGTAGATTCTAAAGCATTGATATAATTAACTGTATCAGGAAGAATTAGCCAGTCATTTGGACGTTTACCAAATCTTGATGCTGCTTCTGTTGCATTAATCCATCCATCATCATTGAAACCAACTTGATGACCTTTAAAGTCAAATTTAATAATATTCATATTATGTCCTTTATAGAATGAGCCTAAGTCACACAGAATAAACAGCCCCAAGAGTTAAGACATTAGCTGTCATTCTCTCAGGCTCATTCTGTAAAGCTCTTGGTTAATATTCGCCGTGTGATGGCATTATGATTGATTGAAAATTGATTTGAATTTATTCGACTTGTAAAACTAAGATTTACAACTAGGGATAATTATGAGTAATTAAAAATTGAATTGGGTTTGTTGTGTTTCAAAGAAATAGACATAAAAAAACCGCACGAGGCGGTTTAGTAAATTTTATATTAGCAACATTAAAACGCTATGAGTTAAAAGATAGCATATTGAGAAAAGCTGTTGCAGAAAAGGTTAAACTTAAAAGAGATATGCTGAAAAATGTGCATAAAAGAAAACCACAAAACTCTCTAAAATGTTCTCTCACGCTTTTGATAAAACCTTTAAAGTTTAATTTCTTTTCTTTTATTGCGTATAAACAATAGCTAGAATGGATTATATAAAATGCAATTAAAACATAGATTAATATAGCTAAAACGTATAATTTTTTATTATCCAGAATTTCCGACAACGAAATGAATAGAGCTAATATAAAAGATAAATTAAATAATTTATTAAAAATATTAATAACATTTTCAGCTAAATTAAATAAAAAATTATTTTCTTGTTTCATTTTCTTCCTCTCATAGTATTAATAAATGGAGAAAGATTGTACTTTATTTTTTCCAATTAGAAATTAATTTCAATAATTCCTCTATCTTTTCTTTCGGTAATGACTTTATTAGATCAAGGAAATATTCAAGATCAATTGGAGTATGTTTTATTTTATCTTTATATAATCTTGTTGGATTATCACCTAAATTATTGACAGCAATTTCAAGTAACTTTTCTTGCAATTCTGGAGATATTTCTTGTACTTGTTTCTTATAACCTTCAAATGCCATTGCTGAAGAGTATTTATAAGCGTAATCTTCTCTTATTCTGGTTAAGTATGTACTTCTCCTGCTTGCCAACCAAGCCAACCAAATTAACGGTAAAGTTATTGGTGTTCTCGAAAAAAATAGGGTTGGAGAAAATATCTCTTGGTTGTAACTACTAGAAAAAATATACCATAAAATACATACAATTGCTCCTAAAAACACAAAAGTGCATAAATCTAAAAATCGTATTGAATTTGTTATTTCTGTTTTTCTCTTTTGAAATGAGCCTGCCATACTAGCCCTATTGGCATCTTCAATAATTTTTTGGATTTCGTTTTTTTGTTCTTGAAATTGATTTTTAGTATCATTAATAAATAGATTTAAATCATTAAATGTTTCCCGATACTTTCGTTCATTTTGTTCAATCAGTTCAATTTGAGCATCAATTTTCTCATTAGTAGCATTTATTTCTGCAATATATTTATCTGATAAATTTTTATTATTTGATATTTTATCAATAATATCTTCCACCTCTTGTGAGTGAGACGAAATTTTACTATTATAACTTTCAACTTCAGAACTTATTTCTGATATTTTTTCAATAGTATCTTCAGCATGAACAATTACACTCTCTAAAGCTAAAAGTCGATCAGCCTTTTTTAACAAGTCTTCATATTCATTTTTTTGCCTTTTTAAATTATCAATATCCTCCGAAAGATGTGTTAATTCTGCTTCAGTTCTAAAACTTGGTTCAACTATATTTTGATAAGTAATCTTAATGATATAAGTTGCCATCAAAATATCTTTTAATAAACCAAGGTTACTTAATTCATTAGCACTTAATTTGTTTCTATTTGTTTTTGTTATAAATCTGTTAGCAAACCCTTGCGCTAAAATAATTTCTTGTTCTTTCAGAATGTCGGCGTCTAAATTATTTAACCTTTCCACTAATCCATATAAATCATTGAGAGCTTGAATGCATATTATTTCATCTCGATCTATATCAACAATTTTAGACTTAAGCTTGGTAATATTTGATTTCAAAGCACTAGCACTAACAACCATACAGGCCTCTTACTCTTTATTAAACACCCACACCAAAATATCATAAAGAAGCCATTTCTTTAATAGAGGAATCTCATCATCTACAATTGGTTTTGGAAAATGTTCACTATTAATTATTTCATGCTTTACAGCAAGATAACGAATTCCAAGTATAGCTGAAATATCAGAAATGTTAACCTGTAACTTATTCTTTTTCGCTAGAAATAATAAAATGTTATTTTGAATTTTAGAATGATTTATATTCATTTTTTCTCCAATTATTTCTATATATTGTCACTTATCTGATATATTAATTTCCCTTATCGCCCTTTTATCGCCATTACACCTCTCAATAACATTTAGCAAATGCTCGTTATACCTGAGACTATAGCCGAATGTCATTGATTGAGGCGGTAAATTTGGTAGGCAATCACTTAATAGATTGGCTGGTATCGGTCGATTGACGTAAACCTTTCGCTCTGTTGTACAAGCTGTTAGAAACAGACACAGGCACAAACTGATTAGCACAGTCATTATTCTTGAGTTGCTCATTGATTTGCTCCTGACGTTCTAGTGATTGATTTTCTAACTCGCGCTTACTTTGCTCGTTATCAGCTATGATTTGATTGTTTTTAGCGATGCTCTGGTTCAACTGTTCGATTTTTTCAGATAGTTCAGCGTTATCTTTTTGTAGCTGTTTCTTATTTTGATAATTGTTGTAACCGAAATAGATAGTAAAAACAAAGCCGATAATGATTAATGCTATGCTTGATATATTTACCTTAGACAATTTGAACATGATAAATCACTCAATAATAACGATACAAATAAAAACCAACCCCAACCGTTGACATCATTAACCGCCATTATTGAAGCGATAATAAAGCATAAGATAGACATAACGCCTTCTCCTTTTCTCGTCTGATTACTAAGCCATTCAGTACTTTACCGCCTGCTTTATTCCATTTTGGAAACTCATTACAAGCCGCTTTATAATCACCGTTGTTCAGATGTTTATACATTGTTGAAGTGCGCACTTTTGAACATCCAACGTTAAAAGTAATCGAAGTAACGGAATCAAAAACAGGTTGCGGCAGATGAAAACCATTAGCGTAGCGATTGACACACCGCTCCGCAGTTTTGATATCACTAACCCAACGCTGAGCTATTACCTCGTCTGAATAGACCTTTTGTTGAATGTTACCCGTTGAGCCGATACCTACTGTTAATACATTAGCAGGACAATAGTATGGCTCTCGTACGCATGATTCAGCGTTACCGATTATTTCAAGCCCTGCTTTGCTCGTTCTGATTTCATCTGAGTAATTAGCAATAACAATACCGATGATTACTGAAACACTACAAATCGCACTCGTCGCTATTCTTGTTGTGTTTTTCATAGTATTGCTCTCTCAAATTCTTTTTATGATGAAAATCTCGGCGTTTATATACCCAGTTAATAATAAACGTCGCTATTGATAAAATAATACCAACAACAATAGCAATATCATTCAAACTGAGCGCACCAAATAAAGTGCATATAGCTCCCCAGAAATACGAAATCGGTGAAGTGTATTTTTCCATAATGAATATTCTTGTTAGTTAATGATGTGACAGCGTACTAGCTAAATGTTAGTTATGTGTGTGTCTAGCTTTGCTGTCGATGCGATGTTGAGTGAATACTCAAAATTTGGGTATAAAAAACCCGACTTATTAGGTCAGGGTTTAATTTAGATGTAAAAACGGCAATATAAGCATTTTATATGTTGCGACAATCAAGAATTGCTACACTAAACATAAAATATAAATTCATATAACAATTTTGTTTTATTATCCTCAGTAATAATTTTTATGTTTTTTTCTTTTAATGCTAAAGTTATCAATAAATCTTTGCTAGGATGATCATATTTGTTTTTTGAACCAAAACACATAACAGCATTTTTAAAATTCAATTCAAAAAAAGATTCATCAAAATATTCTCCCCCACTCCCATGATGAGGAATTTGCACAGTATCTATACTTACGCCTTTAGAAAATTCATTTCCACTTATAATCTTTTTAATTTTTGATATATGTTCTGGCTCAAAAGGCATATCTCCAGTATATAAACAACTGAAAAAATATTGATAATGGTGGCAGTAATGGTGGCAGTAATGGTGGCAATAATGGTGGCGGCAAAGGAAATTATAGACAGATTTAGTAGGAAGAGATAAAACACCAATACAAAGTTTATTTAAATCATAAGATATTTTTTTATAAATTGAAGTTAAATCTTTGAAGGAGATACTTCCTATCTTGTTATTGCACATATCTTTTACATCTTCAATTGGCTCTTTTCCTGTTAAGCCATTTTTTTTAAAGTAATCTGAAAATTTTTCATATGCTTTTACTTTCTTCTTACTATTTATAAAATTAAAAGGAATATACTGCCATATTGGTTTATCATGATACGATAAAGAAAAACATTCTTTTTCATATGTCAACTTATAAGATTCGTTAGATGTCTTTAAAACATTTTCTGGAATGTTATTCTCATTACTTCCTATACGAATAATATTGGCATCTTTAAAAAATCGCTTTGGTTTCGTCACAAGTTGGATGTATGAATTATAATTGATATCACTCTTTTCAAGTTTAAAACCTAATAATAATAAAGATATTTCATGATCATTAATAGTAGGAATAACAACATTTTTGACTTTATAGTGTCCTTTGTATTTTACTAGATATCTAATATGATCTTTATGAAAATGAGATATAAATAATAAATCTATTTCACCTTTTAGCTCTTTTTTTACATAATCATCAACGGAAACTTTATTATCATTATCATTATCATTATGTTTTAAATCGTTACCACAATCAAAAACCATTCTAAAAGTTTCTTCTTTATCATAAACATTCGTGAATGTTTCTGAATAAAAAGCACCTTGACCAACAGGATGAAATTCTCTTTTTACCTCAATTAGACACATATTAACCTTAATTATTAATTTTCCTTTCAGTATAATACAAAAAAATATATTTATAAAACTACATTTGTCTTTTCATCAATCTTAGCCAACCCGTAGTATTCAGTTGCTTTAAAGGAAGAATTTTGACTTTATAAAAAAACCGACTTTCGTCGGCTTAAATTAATTACATTGTGAAGTAATGAATCTATTATCATTACCCTGAATTTGTTTAATTTGTTGATTGCGTTCGCATTCCCATTTTTCAGGTGGAAACATTTTATCCCATGCCGTCATCAGCTTTTCTTCTTGATTAGATAAATTAATTTTGTATTTATCAGACATATAGAGATATGTACGCGCTATCATCCCGCGAATTTCATCGCGCGGCTGAAATTTTCTTTCTTTGAAATCTACAGCCGTTTTACATTGCCCATATTGATTAAATTTATCCGCAAACTGAGAATAACGATAGTTAGAGCGGTCGCCATTGACTTCACCAATAGCCGGTTGCAAGTTGTGCATGTCGCCTTCCATTTGATTGAAAGTAACATCTTTTTTGCACGCTTTACGCCCACCATCACGCCAGCACTGCAAGTGACGTCCAAAATTCTCGGCAGGCATAACATGTTCCCACTCAATACGAGACGCCTTATCTTTATTTTTTCTTGGCTCATATCCGCATTTACCAAAATCGACAACACCTTTTTTACCTGCCCATGAAATATCACACCCGCAGTAAAATTCTGTTTGTGTTGAATTTGATTTATACAATTTAGTAAGCTGAGTTTTCGCATTGTCAAAATTTTGCTTACTAATTGCAATTTGAGCTGGTGTCGGAGACTGTTTTGGTTTGGGCTGTGGTATCGTCGGTGTTACTGAATATGTTCCGATCCGACACGTTTTAGACGCTGATATGCACGAATTGCCGCACGGTATGCCTTTTCTGCAATTCTTAGCATTTGAAATCGATGGAAATAATAAAAATAAAACTAAAATTAAAGCAATTTTTTTCATAATTTAATATTACCTGCGTTTAAAAATTACGCAGTTTAATATAAAAAATTACAAAATGAAAACAAAAAAGCCCAACTTATTAAAGTCGGGCTTCTATCTAAATACAGTTTAGATACAAAAATTCCAGTCTGAGTACTTTATACCAGCGCTCTCTTAAGAAATCAAGATTTTTTTGCTATAATTAAATAATTCCATCTCTAAACATATTTAACTTCTAGCAGATAATAAAAAAGCCCGCATTTGCGAGCTTTATATACAAAAATCCTATCATGGTTAATTTAGTACAGTTTCTGTCCCACGTCAACACATTTTAATAAAAAATATCATTTCTTTTTGATAATTTAGCAACAATAAAACTTTCAAAAGATTTTAGTCTTCTATCAACTGAATTTTTAGACATATCTTTCATGTGTGCGATATCTCTTAATGTTAGTCTTTCGCTCCAATCTGTACCCCCAGCAACAACATCAACACCTCGATAATACAGCTCGGCCAGCTCTTGCTTCTCTCTCATTGCTGCATCTTTTGAGTTTTTCGCCTCTTTCATGCATTCATCAATAAACTCAAGCTCATTTTCAACATATACATAATTTTTTTTCGGGTATAACTCAGAAAACATTGAGCTAACATTTTTATAGCCGCACTTACTAGAATATGAATTACATTTACCCCACATTTTTAGTAAATCAATAGCTTTGGCTAATAAATTGTTCTCATTAGCTCTCTCAATAAATAATTTTTTACTATTGAGATAATTTTCAAATTGCTTAACATCTGGCTCATCATCAATGTATACATATTCTGCTAGCATTTGTTACCTACCCTTTTTAACTCTTTTAATTTTTGCTTATATTCAGCTTTAATCTGTTTTATTTGCTCTATCGTGTATTTTTTTTGTTCGTGATGACCCTCTAGCCAATCAACTTTTTCTGCACCTATTTTTTTCACTAAATTAATTCTGTACTCAATGATGTTCCCTGATTTGTGGTTGTTACACGCTGAACATTGCTTGTGCACATTTAACTCACAAAATCGTAACTCTGGACAAGCTCCGACACTTCGATAATGCCCTGCGTGATATTGCCCGTTATGATATCGCTCACAGCTAATGCACGGCTCGTTTTTATCTCTTTCTCGAATAAATGCATTAAATGCTGTTTGCGCTTCTCTTAAATGCTCTGAGCGAGTTTTTATGCGTTCTTTTGCTATCTGTGTTAACTTTCTTCTAACTCGCTCTTGAACTTTATTATCTTTTGCATACTGAATAGCACAATCAACCGAACACACTTGAGCGAGCGAGTTAAATGGAGTAAATTTATTACCGCACGCCTTGCATTTTTTCATCTTAACATTGTGCTTGTTATTCATCTCACCAACCATATTTGCCATAAGTGTCGTTTAGCTTTATGCCATTTTCTGCACAAAAGGCTACGGAATACTCAATAAGGCTATTTGCCCTTTTAACGCTCATAAGTGCAGTGGATTCTCTGATATTAATTAATTCACTCTCTAAACCTTTTACAAGTTCTGTTGGTTCATCTGTGGCAATAGAATGCCCACTAACAAATAGCACTTTCCATTCTTTGCTATTACGTGGTTTCTCTGCCCATTCAAACCCTGATTTAGCAACATCACTACAAATGGCGTGAAATTTATTATTTTGAGGAAGAGTTCTGGTTTTGTTTTTGATAACAACTTCACAATAGTTAATATCGTCAGTTGGTAAATCTAAAATCTGTTTGATTAAATTATTCTTAATTACATCATTTCTAACGCACCATACTTGTTTTATTTCACCACTAGCCATTTGTTCAAATACTCCTTAAACTTCTCTTTGTCGCTTTGCTTTTCTATCTCTGCTTCTATTGCTTGCCTTGTTATCTGCCGACGCTTGAATTGTTGAATCAAGTCATACGCTATTTTGTCGAGCATGTGATTAAGACCGAGTGGGCAGTGGTTAACTCTCCGCAACACAAGCTCTACCCGTTTTTAACATCTGTTTAATGCTAGCAATATGCATCATGCTGTTATTTGATACTCCCTGCTCGGTTTTACATTCCAACATTTCAAACGTATTCTCTGGTTTTGGTAGATAATGATTAGCTCGCTCTTGCGTTAATAGTCCTGTAAAAACAGCATGGTTTATAGCGTCAGTACGTTTTTCTTTATCGCTACCTAGCGAAACAAACACTTCAACGGTACGCCCATACATCATCGATTCATCAACCATTCGCTCATATGCATCAATAAACGTTCGTCTTGCTCCAATTTTGTCGCCATTTCGGTAGACAATCTCAGCTTGTGACCATGCTTTTGCTATTTCATTAGTCCAAACAACGGTATTGGTTTCATCGCTAGCAAGTATTGCAATCGACCATGCTTCATCTGGTGATAAATGATTACTTGAACCGCCCATTAGCTTGATTAAATCCGCAGGTTTCGGCATAAACTGGCTTTTACGTACCCAAGCATTAGCGGCAGCTCTTAACGATTGAATCGGATATTGCCCAAGTGTTGACCAGTAAATATTGACCTTGACAGTGCTTGCTTGCTGCCCGTAAACTTCAAGAAACCCACCAATAACCGCTAAAAATTCATCTGTAATCTTTGCCATGGTTAAGCCCTCATACTCTCTAAAACTGCCCTGTTACGCTCGGCAAGGGTCATGAATTTAGCTGGTGGTTTATTTGATTTTTTATAACCGTTAGCATTGCGTAACCAGTTGTTAAAAGCCGCATTCCAATCAATATATTTTTTGCCATTCGCCAAGCAATAATCCCTGAATTTAACAAACTCATTATCCAGATTGATGTTTTCATTCATCGCTATATCTCGATGATGATCGTTCGGTTTAAATTCATCAGGAAACTGACAAGGTCGCTTTGGCTGTTGCGATTTATCCGCAATATTATTTGTAGTATTCTCTGTAGTAGTCTTTGTAGTATTCTCTTGATATAACGAACTTGATTTTGTAGTCGTCTCGACATCTACATTGTAGAGATCGGGGCAACTACTTTTCATTTGTCGTGATGATTTAGTTATAGAGTTGGCGAAATCGCTCAAAACTTGATTAACTTTTTCATTATCAATCTTGTAAAAAGTCTTATGCTCTAACCTCTTTTCTGTAACAATTAACACGCCTTTTTCTTTTAGTTTTTTAATAGCCGTTCTTTGTTCGTTATGAGATAAACCAGTTTCTTCTTCAAGCTCATCACGTGTTTTATACACACCCAAATCAGATGTAGCCTTATCTTGCCAATAAAATAATTGTGAGAATAAAACAGCAGGACTCACACCCCCCAGTGGCTTAGCCAGCTTAGGGTAATAGGCATTCGGACGCCCTATTAGTTTTAATGTTTCAACTGCGTTCATTGCTTACCCTCTTTAACGTGTAGTAATAACAAGCTTTCTTAGTCTTCTCATTGATTTTGTGATACTTATCTTTCACATAGCCATATTTGAATAATCGACCAGTCTCCCGAAGTTTTGCGCTAATCGCTGGTGTTGTATCAAACTGGTTAAAACGCTTCTTAATCTCACGCTGGATATCGTCTAATGTTCGATATTTACCGTCACTACAAACAGCTATAACACGCTCTTGTTGTGATTTTGGCTTTAATAGATTTTCATTGTTCAATGTACTCATGCGCGACCTCGAATGACGGACCAATTTACGTCTGGGCGGAGTTCTTCGCATTTAACTGCTCCATTTGTCAAAAATTCTATATCTGGACATCTATCAGCGGGAACACCAAGCTCCTGCCACCGCGAAACAGCCCAAGGGGTTATGCCAAAATGCTTAGCTAACCTTGATATTCCACCTCGCCCTTTTTCATTTCCTAAAATTTTAAATGCTCTTTGAACTGGTAACATTCAACCTCCAAACAACTTTAAGTAGTATTTTTATTAAAATAATACTACTTTAAATAGTGTTGCGCAAATTTTTTTTAGCATTAAAATCTACTAAAAGTAGTAAAAGGAAAGAAACATGAACGAGACTATAAATAATAAATTCAAAGACAGGCTGCATTCAGTAATGATGGAAAAAGGCTTGGGAATGGGTGACGTGAGTAAAGGGACAGGCATAAACTACGAAATGATTCGCAGATATGCGCAGGGTACTGCTATACCGAGAAACTCTAATTTAGATAAGATTTCTAAATTTTTGAAAGTTGATAAAAGTTGGTTGCTTTTTGGTAATGGAGATAGCAACGTAAAAGAAACTATCACTAATAAAAATGAAAACTCATTCTACATTGAAGTATTAGATATTACTGCTAGTGCAGGTGCTGGTTATCTAAATTCGGATGTGATGGAAGTGATTAAATTAGTGGAATATGATTCAGAGCAAGCAAAGACATTATTTAAAGGGGTTAATGCAAATAATTTAAAAGTTATCAATGTAAGCGGGGATAGTATGCAAGGAACCTTTGAAAGTGGTGATGCTATATATGTTGATGTGTCAAAGCGAGCGTTTGAGGGGGATGGTATTTATGTGTTCACATTTGGACGTAATTTATATGTCAAAAGATTACAGATAATCAAAAATATTATTAGAGTAAAATCCGACAATAAACTGTACGACTCGTGGGAAATACATGAAGATGAGTTTGATCAGCTATACATACACGGCAAAGTAATGCTAAGTCAATCAATGTTATTAAGAAAACACGGCTAACCGCTTCAGCGGTTTTGAATATAACAAAACAGATAAGCTAAATAAGGCTAAAGAATGGCTTCTGAGATTTGGGATAGTAGAGGGTTATTACCGCCTTTCGGCGCAAATGGTTTAGAAATAGAAAATAGATATCCATATAAAACTGATATCATTAATTTTATTAATATTTTTGGTTTTAATACTCAAAGATTGGATATATTGGATAAATTTGTTGATTATACAAAAATAGTAAAAGAATCAGGGGTGCAAATTCATAAAATATGGATAGATGGTAGTTTTTGTGAGAATTGTGAGACTTTAAGAAAAAGACCCCCAAACGATATAGATGCAGTCATATTCTATACAGTTATTGATGAAAATTTACTAAAGAATAATTTTGACTTAATATTAAATAAAAATAATGTTAAAAACGCATTCAAAACTGATTCTTATTTTGTGTTAATCCCACCTAGCTACGCAAATTTAGAACATCAATATGCATTTATAGAAAAAATAGTCTATTGGAGTAGCTTCTGGTCACATACAAGAGATTGTGACTGGAAAGGTTTTATAGAATTAGACAATTTTGATGTTGTTAATTATAATAACGCCAAAGAATTAATCGCAAATAAGAGAGGTGAAATAAATGAATAGAAATGAATATTTCTCTCTTATGAGTGAAAAAAATACATTAATTAATTTAATATCAAAAACTCCAGATGATTTTCAATTTAAATTAGAGAAAATGAGTTTAAATTCAAGATTGGAGGAAGTAGAAAATAAATTAAAAAGAGTTGATAAAGATTTCTTGCACTTTCCCTCAAAATTAAAGATAACTTTTCGAGGTGCTCCTGTATTAGGTACAACAGGTATTTCAAGCAACTTCGGTACTATTGCTATAAAAGCTTTAACTGATGCAATAAATTGTATTCTTAAATCTCTTAATGTGGGTAAAAGTGAAAATGCCAATTTAATGATTACAGATATAGCTAAAGGATCATTCGGTTTTGTTCTTGAGGATATTGGAAATCAATCTTTTTCTTTATTGCCTGAAGATGACAAATCCTCAAATATAGCTATTAATAAACTTCAAGAAATTCTAGGTTTCGCAAGTAACTCTGATTCAAACGAATTAATTGAAAATATAATTGAACTCGATCTTAATTCAATAAATAAAATTAAAGATTTTGTTGAAATCTTGGATAAAAATAAAGCTGTATGTGCAATTAATTTTAATGAGCATTCATTCTCATTCCAAAACAACAATCAAGTTAAAACAGCATTATCTCATCTAGATATAGCAAAAAAATCAGATATAGATGAAATATTAAATGTAATGTTTTTAGGGGTTTTACCGAATAAAAGAAAATGTGAATTTAAACTTGTAGGAGATGATAATGTTTATGTAGCAAGTATAGACAAAAAAATTAAAGATCCAGAACTCATAAATAAACATTTAAATTCTTACGTTAACGCTTCTTTCAAAACCTCTCAGATCGAAGATAGACCAAAAAAATATTTATTACTGGAATTACCATGTTCTTGGTAATTAAAATTATTAAAACCCAATTAACCCGCTTATGCGGGTTTTTTCATACTTATCTAAAAATTAACTGTACTTTTTTACATACCGCTAATCATTCATCAATCGCATTCTAAGGATGTCTCTTATTTTCCACACCATTTTCAGCAAAAAATAAAAAATAGCCTTATTATTGATAATAGACTGCTTTAAGCTGATCTTTTTATTGAAGCTTTTTATTTTATTGGGTATAATTTGATCTATATTTAGTGGTTGGCAACATAATAAACTACTAGATATGGGAAAGCCCGATACGCTAATATCGGGCTAATACAAAAAAATAAAGCATTATGGGCTTTATTGCGAGATCTCGATAGTTATTCTATATTCGTTTTCTTTTTAAGTAAAGCCCTATTTAATGCTTACCATTTAAAGAGGTATTAAAAATGGGTTATTCACCTATATGCCATAAGGCACACCGTTACGATGCTCACTTCGAGTCACTGCCTGAATATCAAGGTACATTTAGCCGACATAAATGCGCAGGCTGTGCATTTGAGTTAGGGTATTTTCATGCAGTAAATGGGATACCTAAAGCGATTGATGATTCAGTTTTAGATAGCATTCCGTACAGTCAAGCAGGTAGCGTCAGGCATAAAGATGCTTTTACCGCATACAATGACGGATATAAATTTGCATTAAGCATAGCTAAAGTCGCTTAATATATCCCCAAAATAACAAGCCCCTTTCGGGGCTTTTTCACACCTAAAATCCCACAACTTTAAAACACCTTATTGATTAAAAAACAAGCAAACGAATAACAATAAACCAATTAAAAAACATAAACATACTACTTTAAGTAGTGTTTTATTAAAAATAAATACTACTTTTAGTTGCATTTTTAAACTACTTGCAGTAGTATATACACATCAAAACAAATCAACTTAACAAAACAATTAAGCAATACCACGAGTTACTTAATTAGTTAAGCGAGATTCAAGTAGCTAGCTGGAGCATATGAAAGTACAGCGGTTTTGAAAGCAATCACAGCAGTATGCATCGGGTGAGCGACTTAATCACTCCCAGCCTCGACAGAGACCGACTGGCCATCAAGTTCTTTAGTAAGAAGATTGCTTAATTTTATATAGTAACCAGAGATTAGAGGCGGCTACTGGTTGCTGATTCCGCCTAGTGGGTGACTGGATGAATTGTGCAGGTAAACCACCAAGCAGGCTGAGAGGTCTGCGCCTAACATTCAAACTAAATGTCTTTCAATGAGAGCTATCTAGTTTGAAGCAAGGAAATAAAAAATGAAAAGACTAGTATTAGTACTATCTCTGATAGGGATAGTGTTCAGTTCTGTTCTAATTATATTGGGGATCAGTATTAGTGATTATGAAGCAATTCGCTTTGGCGCAATCTGTACTTTTTTAAATTTGTTTTTTTTATTTTTAATTAAAAGTTGAATATTTTATTTTCTTATTGTAATTTCAACTAATTACTTATTAATACTTTTTGGTTCAAAATGAAAATAGAATATTTTGAATATGCTGTTGCAACAATCACTGCAATTACAGCAATTATTGTTGCAATAAAAAAGGTTTTTCTTTTTTTTATTGAAGCTACACCATCAAATATAAAGCTAAAAAAATATCTTACATATAAAGAAAAATATTCCAAGTTTTATTCAGACAAAATTAATAATCATATTGATGGCGAGATAAAAAAATTATCATTAGCTAAATTAACAAAGATTCAAAATGTTGAACAACAAAATATTTACTTCAATATTCTTTGTGAACACAAAGAAAAGGTTAACTCATTTTTGTTGAGAAAATTAATTCAATCATCTTACATTCATAATAATTCCATTAAAATATTTAGAAATGACTTGAAAGAATTTTATAAACGAGCTAATCGTTCTTATCACATTGGATGGTTTATTGGTTTGTTGGCATATTTTTTCGGAACAATAATTATTGTTAGTGCCCTTTATTATAGATATACAATTAGTGATATATCACTATTTAAAATATCTTCGTTATATATTCCATGTTTTTTGTTTTATAGTATCTTTTGGGCGCTTATGTGCATTCATTATAAACCAATTAATAAAAATGATTTGATTAATTGTCTTAAATTAATAAATAAAGATTAATTCTCTTTAATCCCACCAAAACCTAACCGCTTCTATAGCGGTTTTTTATTACCTATTGATAAATCTTTTTAACATTCATAAGCACTTTACGAGTGAATTTATGAATTGAAACAGCCAAATTTCGAGGTGAATTATGCAATTAGATAGAGCTGTAGAGAGCGGTTACGAAAAAGCATATTGCAAAATGATGAACGATGTCGAAATGCAAGACGCTAAAGATAATTGGATTGAAACTAGAGCAGAAGAATTAATCAAAAATTTCGGTAACGACAATGATTGGCAAATTGTAGAGCTACTAAAAATAAAGCTAGAAAGCAAAACAATCGACAAAAAAATCTATGACCAATTTATAACCGACATATGTTATTCACAAGCAAAAACTGAGTATAGCAAGAGATTCTGACAGCTCGGAAAGACGAGCACATACTACATCCGTTTGCCCTCTTTTGAGGGCTTTTTTGGGATGACCTAATGTATTTTGACGCTGAGAGCTTCTGATTTAGAAAACATAACAGATTGGTTTTTCGAAGAATTGAGGAAATAGCATGAACACAATACCGATTGATTATGTCGGCTGTAATGTACATGACACAGACCGATTTAATATTAATTACAAACTAAACAAGGGCGAGCAAATATACGCCCTTTTTTGTGTCTTAATTGTGACATTTGGTGGGTTGTTTATGTTGATTCGCTGGATGTTAGAAGTGGCGACGGAGTAAAGCTAATGAAGCAAGGTATTTATTACGATATATCTAACGAAGATTATCATGGTGGCGAGGGTGTTAGTAAATCGCAACTAGATTTTATTGAAGAAAGTCCCGCTCTTTATCAGTGGGTAAAAAATGCGCCAGTTGATAAAAGTAAAATGTCATCACTGGATATGGGGACAGCTTTTCATTGTCTACTATTAGAGCCAGATGAATTTAAAAATCGCTTCATAATACCTAAACCAATCAATTTAAGAACAAATGCAGGAAAATCTGAGTACCAAGAGTTACTTAAACAGGCAGAAGAATCTAATCAAACAATTATAACCAGTGAGGATTATAAAAAATTGCTTCTAATGCGTGATAGTGCAATGGCTCATCCATTAGCGAAATGGATTATTGAAGAACAAGGGCATACAGAATCATCTATATATTGGAATGATATTGATACACATATTTTATGCCGATGCCGACCTGATAAATTTATAGAAAAATTTAACTGGGTAGCGGATATAAAAACATCTGCTGATATTGATCGCTTTTATGCTCATTCATATGACTATCGTTATCATGTGCAAGACTCGTTTTATAGCGACGGTGTTCAATCTATCACTGGAGAAAAACCTACTTTTGTTTTCTTGGTAGTTAGCACAACAATCAATTGTGGTAGATACCCTGTAAAAACTTTCATGTTAGATGAGGCCGCTAAAAACATTGGTCGTCAAGCTTATAAAGCTAATTTATTTAGATTCAAACAATGCACAGAAGATAACAATTTTCCAGCACTTCAAACATTATCGTTGCCTTATTGGGCTAAGGAATTAAAAAATGAGTGAACAAAATCAACCTCCTATTGCTAAATCTGACTTAGAAAAAACTCAACTAACAAATCAAGAAAAAAAACCAGCAACATTAGCTGAATTAGTTAACTCGCAAAAAATTAAAAACCAACTTGCCATGGCACTACCAAAACACATGAACCCTGACAGAATGGCAAGAATCGTTACAACAGAAATTCGGAAAACGCCAGCATTAGCAGACTCAAACATTCAAAGTTTTTTAGGAGCAGTTGTTCAATGCTCGCAACTAGGTTTAGAACCAGGAGGAGCTCTTGGGCATGCCTACCTACTCCCATTTGGTAACGGTAAAGCAAAGGATGGAAAATCTAACGTACAGTTAATTATTGGCTATAGAGGCATGATTGATCTTGCCAGACGTTCAGGGCAAATCATCAGCATATCAGCAAGAACCGTTCGAGAAGGCGATGATTTTCATTATGAGTATGGTTTAAATGAAGATTTAAAACACACTCCCAAAGCCGACGAATCAGCACAAATCACCTATGTTTATGCTGTTGCCCGCTTGAAAGATGGCGGTTCTCAATTTGAAGTAATGACATTCAACCAAATCGAATCGGTTCGCAAACAAAGTAAAGCTGGTGATAAAGGACCTTGGATAACTCACTGGGAAGAAATGGCAAAGAAAACAGTCATTCGACGATTATTTAAGTATTTACCTGTTTCAATTGAAATCCAACAAGCTGTAATTTTGGATGAAAAAGCGGAAGCTGGCATAAGTCAAGATAATGAAATGATTTTAGATGCTGATTTTTCTGTAGTCGAAGCATAACAGCAAGCTAAAAATAACGTCTGGTATATGCGTTGATGATTAGTGTTAGCAGAGACACTGTCCGCAATTGCAGTTAGCCCACTAATTTGAAATATACAAGCCTAAACCCATTTCCAGACGGTAGACACGCCGTTGGCGACAGAGTGGCACAATAATTAACTTATGCCCAGAGGAGCTTAACTAATGAATAAATATTATGTGTTAGCAAAAGTAGTTACAGAATCACGTCAGAAAATTGAAATTGAAGCAAACTCTAAATCAGAAGCTAAGTTAAAAGCGAAGGAATTAATTAATAGTGGTAGTTATATGTATCTATCTGTTGGAGGAGACGAAACGATTGAAATAATGCGGGTTGATAAGAATGGCTAAATTAAATTGGCGTGATGCTAGCAAAGAATTACCTGCCGGTGCTGATGAAGATGGTCTCCCCGTGATGTGCTTGACATTATTGTTTTATAAAGGCAGACCAATCTTTGGAAAAGATTGGATTAGTAGTGCTACAAAAAAATGGGCACATGGTGACGACACGGTTAAATATTGGGTTTATTTAAGTGAAATACCTCTACCAGAGGAATGATTATGATCATTTTAAAAATAGAAGAAAAAGAAAACAAAGAAGTCAGTTTTAAATTTAATGAAATAGGCACATCAACTGACATGGAAAAAATTGTTTTAGCGTCCATTTTTGAGTTTATGCATAAAAATTTCGATGTCACTAAAGCGAAAAAAACGGAGTAATTATGATTACAGATGAAGAATGGAAAAATTTAAAGTCTGGGGATGTTATTTGGTATGCAGATCAACATGCATTAAAACCACAAAACCTCATAATTGCAAAAATAACCGAAAATAGTGTTTATTGTGACAAGAAAAAAATTGATAAAAAGAGCTATTTATTGCATTCGAATTTGAACAACGCAACGCAAGCCGTGAATTTTAGATTAAAAGTACACATTGAAAAAATACAGCATCAAATTGATGAGAATTTAAAACAACTGGAGCAAGAAAATGGTGATACACACTCATACTGAATACACATATCAATGTGACATGTGTCAAAAAAAGTCAAACAAAGCCCCGTCTGATATTTTAAATATTTTCCATTTCCAGCATCCAGATTCAATTAAATTGGACCTAAAAATAAATTTTTCTTACGAATGGGTGACAAACGCAATTATTTGTGATGATTGTGTTATTAAATATTTGAAAAAATTTATCGAGAAACAGGAGTTAGAAAATGGCAAATAGAGGAATAAACAAAGTGATTTTAGTAGGGCATTTGGGGCAAGACCCAGAGGTTCGTTATATGCAAAATGGTAACGTTGTTGCTAATTTTAGTATTGCAACATCAGAATCATGGAAAGATAAACAAACGAATGAAACCCGTGATCGTACTGAATGGCATCGCGTTATTATATTTGGTAAATTAGCTGAAATTGCAGGCGAATACTGTAAAAAAGGTTCACAAGTTTACCTTGAAGGACAACTACAAACGCGAAAATGGCAAGATCAATCAGGGCAGGATCGTTACACGACAGAAGTTGTGATCAACCCAATTGGTGGCACTTTACAAATTTTAGGCAGTCGTGATAGCGATAGTCATCAACAACCTAAACCGCAAACGACTGCTCAGGCTCAGCATGAAGAAATTGAGCCGGACGATATACCATTTTAGTTTAATCGTTAACCGCTATATAAGCGGTTTATACCTGATATCTGTTAATAACTCACTGAACAACCACCCTATTCTATTAATTTTACAAATATTCTCACGCTGATTATTGGCGTGCGATAACTAATGTTTAAAGGAAATAATCATGGCAAAACACGAACTAAAAATTAAATCAGAGCATTTTATGAATGTTGTAAAAGGCATAAAAAAGGCTGAAATTCGTTACAACGACCGAAATTACAAAGTTGGAGATTTCCTTGTTTTGCATGAAATTGATGGGCACGGCAATCGAACAGGTAATCAATGTGACGTTATTATCTCTCATATTTTAGATGATGCGGAGTATTTGCGTGATGGGTATGTAATGTTGAGTATTGGGGTAATGTCTATGTTTGTATTACAGAATGAGGCGACGAGTGATGAACAGTAACACACTGAAAAAATATCAAACTCAATTACAAAAATTAAAAGCAAAGCAGAATGTAATCAAAACAGAATTAACAGATTGTCAGCAACGCTACAACTCAATCAAAAATGAAATACTCGACGTACAAACAAAGATAAATGAGCTATCACGCAATAACAAACTAATAGTTAGCGAACACGCAACAATTAGAATATTAGAGCGCATGTTTTGCGTAAATTTGAGTGAAATACACGAGCAAATAATTGCTGAGATTTTGCCAGTTTATACAAAACTGGGGGACGGAACTATACCAGTTAAATGTATTGGTTTGCGTGCTGTAATAAAAAACGGCGTGATAGTAACAGTTAAATGAGGAGAATAATTATGACTAAACAATTAACTTTCATCGGTCACAGCGACGATATTTTTAGTGTATCAATCGACGGAAAACCTGTCGAAGAAATCGACTGTTTCGATAAACTAGCGCGATATAAAGTTAGTTCTGGCGAAAATCAGCTTTACGTCATCGGTGAGTACGTTACTCCCTGTGTTTGGATGATTGGAGTTGCCCCAGTAAATGAGGGTATACCAATTCCATCTTGGAATATTCAGTTAATTAATGGGCACAATTACAGCCCTGCTTTAACAATTGAATGCCCAAATGACGTAAAAATAGAAGAATGTTAGGCAATATCCCCCTCCAATGGGGGATAACTCTAATGAATTAACGCCAAATTTGGTGAAAATATTAAATTTAGATAAAAAATTATGTATTACACAACAAAAGAAGCTGCGAGTTATTTAAAAGAACATCCAACTAATGTAAGAGCTAAAGCATCAAAAGGAATTATCAAGGGATACAAACGTAGCGGTAAAAAAGGACACTGGCTTTTTGAGAAAGAAGATCTTGATAATTACATAAAAAGAAATCAAAATGACACCTCGCAAGAGGTGCTGCGACATAATGAGTTTGAGGAGTTAAAAAAATGTCAAAGCAACCAATTAAATTATACAAACGGGGCGAAATCTGGCACTACGCGTACAGCTCACCGAATGGTACCGGAAGAGTACGCAAAAGCTCTGGGACTAGCGATCAGCAAAAAGCATTAGAGCTAGCTGCTCGTGAATATGATACAAGCTGGCGAGTGGCAAAATTAGGGGAACGACCAGAATATACTTGGATAGAAGCTGTTGTTGTCTGGTTAAACGAGAAACCAGAAAGAAAGGAAAATAAAAATTACGATCTAATTTGGCTGGATAAATATTTAGCTAATAAATGTATTTCAGAAATTGATCGCAATTTAATAAACTTTATCAAAAAAGAAAAACAGGAAACAGGTGTAAAAAACAGAACTGTTAACGGCGTACTGCAACAAATTAGAGGCGTACTTAATTGCGCATATGAGAATGATATGCTTGATAAAGTACCCGCTATAAAAATGTTACCAGAACCACCACCAAGACAAGTTATGCTAACACCGAATCAGGAAAAAAGGCTTGTTGATGAATTACCTGATCATTTAATACCTATTGTTATTTTTGCACTAGCAACAGGTTTAAGGATGAGTAATATCACAGGTCTTTTGTGGGAAAATGTCGATATTAAAAATCGTCATGCATGGGTTAACATCGGTAGCGGTAAAGTAAAAACTAAAGGGATTGGTATTCCATTAAACAGCGTTGCATTGTATGTTTTAGAAAATTTGCAAGGCAAACACCCAACCAATGTTTTTACTTACAAAGGTAATCCAATAAAACGTGCTAATTCAAAAGCATGGAGAAACGCTCGTAAAAGAGCTGGCCTATCCCATCTTAGATTTCACGATTTAAGGCATGTTTGGGCAAGCAGACACTCAATGAATGGCACTCATCCACACGCGCTACAGGATTTAGGGGCGTGGAGTAAAGCTGATACAGTTAGAAGATATGCCCACTTATCTTCTAGGCATTTACTAGTAGCTTCGGAAAATGCGTTATCAGAAAGTGCCACAAATTTGACACAAAGAGTATTACAATAA